CGTAGCTATAGATGATTCCCAAGAAGTTCCTTTTAAAGTTACATTTATACTTGAGGCATCTGTTATTGAAGCACCACTTGATGCCGAGTAGTTCATATCAAGACCTCGTATCCATCCACTTATAGTTGCGCTTCCGTTGTTGTGCATAAGAACACAAACTATATCGCTTCTATAAGACATCTGCTCTATCTTTGAGGCTCTGCTATCTATAGCAGGTAGCTTTACAAATATCTCGGTTTCTATAACAGGTACGCCTAAATTTGTCTGTTTAGTTTCTGAGAAGTATGTAGCCTTGTCTTTTGGGTTATGCTCAAATGTTACAGCATCACCTAAGTTAGCACTTAAAAGAACTGTCTCCTCTGATGTATCAAGTGTTAAGGTTAAGTTTTCTTTTAGACCTAAATACACTTTCTTGATTCCTCCTGTTGAACTATTAGAACAATTGGAATCTATATCACTCAGTAAAACAGAACAGTTAAAAGCCATATATTTTTAAATAAAAAGGGGCGAGGTTTTCGCCTCACCCCCTTGTGTTAATTTACAAGATTGCTATTAAGCAAGGATGTTACCAGTTAAGGTATCCCAGTTAGCTTTACCAAGGTCACCAGCAGTTTCCTCAAGAGAGAAACCAAGACCAAGCTCATCACCAGTTACGGTCAATTGGAAGCGGTTCTTTTCAGAACGACCAGTTCCAGAGTTAGCGTCAACAGTACCCGCGTACAATCCGTAGTCCAAACCAACAACGTGGTAAGTTCCAGCAGCAGTCTCAACAAGAGCAACTAATTCAGCACCACCTTTAGAAATTTTGTTTAGTTCAGATACTTTAGAAGGAGTCATCTTCGGAAGCTCTACAGAAATAGTAGGCACACAAGATACAACACCGTCAGCACTTACAGTTTTTACTTCACTGAATACAGAGAATCCGTCTTTATTGTTAAAGCTAATCTCAATACCATCTGCTGCATCAATAGCAACAATAGTCCCGCCAATCTCACGGTCACTATTATCTACGGTAGCGTTTTCAAGTGCGCCACCTGTTTTAAATAGGTCTGATTTATTTACCAAACCAAGCTTAACAATACCACCAATTGCGATGTCATCACAAGAGTAGGTAATATCGTTAGCAAGAGTTACATTACAAGCCATTTGTTATAGGGTATTAAGGAAGGGCGCAAGGCCCTTCCGTTAGTTATTATTATGCAGCGTAGACAATCTCTTCACCTTTCAAGTAAGAGAAACCTAACTTAAACTGACCCCAGATTTTATCAGAAGACAATTCAGCTTCGTACTTCATATCAATTGCACGAACGTCATTGTACTCATCAGTCAACATTACGATGTTCTGTGGAGCAGAAATCACAAATTGGTCAGCAGGCATAGATGGGAAGTGAATAACTTCCATACCGTAGTAGTTCGGTACACCACCTTCTACAACACCTTGTGGAGTTGTAGTGTATAAACCAGCGATTGCAATTTGGTAAGCTTGCATAGCAGCAGTTCCCAAGAAGATAGCAGGTTTGAAATCACGGTCAGCATCACCGTAAACAGCAGCCAACATAACGTCAGACATTGTTTCGTAAGCACCTTCCAATTTGTCAAGTACGTTAGCAGAAGTGATAGCTCCAGCAACTGGGTAATCCAATACAGTGGTATCAGCAGCCATTTCAGTAGTCAATTCACTACCTGCAATTCTCAATGCTTGCTCAGCAGACAATTTAGCGAAGTAGTCAAATACCCAATCCTTGAACTCTGCGTCCATAGTCTCTGGGTTGTGCTGACCTTTCTTTAAAAGAAGACCACGGTAAGAAGACTCAAGAGCATCTTTACAGTTTAAGAAAGCCCACTTGTAAGTCTCAACAGTCATCTCTTTTTCACCTACTGAAGCAGTAGATTGAGAATCAAATACACACAAGTCGCTACCGAAGGTAAGAGCTGCGTCAAAGATAGGCACGTTTACTTTAGCTTTTACACCATCAATTAGACGGAAGCGGTTAAGTACAGCCGCTGATTTTACCATAGCGTCAATGAACAAGTCTGGACGACGGTCACCGTATGGCAAGTTTGAAATAAATATACTCATTTTATATAAGTTTTAAAAAAGATTCGTTTAATTAATTTACAATATTACTTTCTGTTAAAGAAGTCGTTAATAATATTCACCTTTTCAGAAGTGATACCATTAAAAACTACTGTCTTGTCTTCTACTGTTTCAGCAACTTCTTCAGCTTTTTGTTCAGCAGCAAATTGCTCCTCAACTTCCAACTCGTTAGTTTCTTCTTCAGCAGTAAATTCTTCAGAGACTTCCTCGGCAACTTCTTCAGTAGCTTCGTACTTGTCATCTTTCATTTCTTCTTTCTCTTCCTCCTCTTTGTGTTCTGGAGTATGA